TTAGCATAGCGTAAAACATCACCAACTGGTGCTTTTGAAGGTTCAATACGGGTTTTTAATGGAAGATACTTTTTATATAATTCCCAAATTTGGATAGATTCACCTTGACCAATACCATCACGCTCACCACTCCCCACATAAATGATAATATCATCAATTTCAGGATCTTGTTCAGCAGCTTTTTCGATAACAGCATAATGTCCTTTAGTAGGTGGTTTAAATCCACCCCCATAAATAGCGGTTACTTTTTTCTTCTCCGCTTCCAAAAGATCTTCTAATAAGACTTTGGTAAGGGAATTCATTATTTAAGTTTTTGAATTTTTTCTTTAGCAGCTAATTTTTTTTCTTCAATATCTTTTTTAGCAGAACGGTAAGCTTCCATAGCATCTTCCATTTCTTTAAGCTGCATTTCATATTCTTTTAAAGCTTCAGTAGCATGGCGATTTGCCTCAGATTTATTTTTATAAACACCTTTAGTTTCATCCATTTTAACTTCATCAAATACAGTAGCTTCATATACCATACCTTCTTTAGTTACACCTTTACCAGGTTTTTTAACTACAAAAAATTTACCTACTTCATCTATTATAGTTGATGATTCTTCTTTAACAGGAGTTATTTCTTTAACCTGTTTTTCATTTTTTTCTACTTCGTTTAATAAGTCTGTTAGTTTCATTTGTTTATAAATTTAGTGATTTTTGTTTGTGCTTGGTCTATTGTATCAAACTCAGGTTGAGTTGAGATTAATTGTTTTATATCTAAATTGATTTGTTTAGCTTCTTTTTCAGATTTTGCTTTTTCTTCAGGAGTTTTTTCTTTACCTACTTGTCCTAAAGGTTCAATATAGGTTTTAAAAATATAATCTTCATCAAAACTTTTATTAGCATCTTCAGGATTTAAATCTACTATTGTAAAACTATCTCCAAATGCTTGTTTATATACGTCTATATTTTTATTTACGTCGCGCCAAGAGCGAATCACAATACTCGGCAACAATGATCTGTCTCGCTGTTTATTGCGCTCTAGTGATGTTATAGGCGATACATAAGTCATTACCATCATTGTATCGTATCCTAGATTTTCTAAATCTGATTTTTTCTTAAGTAGTGTTTTGGAAGAACCACCTACACTATCAATAGCAAGATTCTTTAAATTTTGAGTAGCATCTTGGTATTTACTATCTGTTGCTTTTCTAGCTTGACCCATTAATTCACCTGCTTTTTTTAATTCATCAGGTGACATTTGAGCTAATTTCATCCCAATACCTGATGATTTGAGAAGTTCCTCATAAGTATCGTCTACATTTATAACATTAAAATTAGAGGGGACTAATTTTTTTAAAATAAAGGACTTACCCGAGCCAGCAGGTCCAGCCATAAAAATTGCTTTTGGCTTACCTTGTATTTCTTGCAAGAGAGATATCAGTCCAATCATGGATTAAATTTGTTATAAATATTACGAAATATTTAATGTTAATTTTCTTCTTCAAATTTCATCGTAACAACATGATGTTCATTAATGTATTCTACTTGACCAGCACAACCATTATATCTGGTGAATTTTGGGTTGGGTAGAACTTCAAAATAACATTTATCGTCTTGAATATAAAGAAGTTTTCCTAAATAGGTAGGAAGTAAACACGTTCGTAAAGTACGACCTATCATTTTAGATAGATCATCGTTGATTTGGTGACGCACAGTAACTTTGTGACGTCCCATATACATGTATTCGTAACCGTTTTTATCTGTAATACTCATAACCTTTATTTTGATAAATGTACGAAGGGGCTTTCGCCCCTCCAAATTTTTAATATGATGTTTTAATCTTTTCTTTTAACTTGCGTTTTAAATTCAGTAAACACCGGTGCTTCATTTGGGTTTTCTAAATCAAATAAACGTTTTACTGTTTTAAAGATTTCAATGTTTTCCTCTTGTGTGCGAGATGGTAAAATCATTTCCCATCCTTTACCTTGCATTTTATCTTTTGAACCTTTACGTTTAGAAGATTTTAACCATAGGATACCTGTTTTATCAGGTTTAACACCAAAACATTCTTCATAACAATGAGCATAAACAGCAGCCTGTAGTTCATATGTTGTTTGAATATGGTTAGATGTTTTATGATCAATAATCCATAATTCATTATCAATTTTACAAACTAAATCTGTTGTTCCTGCTACTTTAAGAACATCTGAATATAAATGGATTTCTTGATCGATTAATTCAGGTTTATGAGTTTCCCAAAAATCAACAAAACGTAAAAACATTTGCCAAATAAAAGGATCATATTGTGGATTACCATACTGATTTAAAAAGTTCATTTCTTTACCTTCTAAATACTCTTCAATCATTTCGTGTACTTTAGTTCCATCTTCAGCTGCTTTTTTGACAATATAATCTGCTGAGCGACCCATGTTTTTTAGCCATTCTTCAAAATGTTTTCCTTTAGGATAACAACTTAAAACGTGAGTAATTGAAGGATAATATTCACCATTTCGTCTGTAATATCGGGAATCTGGGAGGGTAATTTGTTTAGAATCTTCCGAAATTTCAAGGATACGATTGTTAATTACTTTTACATTTCTTTTCTTCATAAGAATAATTTTTTCTCAAGTAAACCTGAGAATGTTAAGGGGTAGGTTTCTTGGATTAAGTTGGTAAAACTAGCGAACCCCATTTCGCTTGGATCTTTATCTTGCATATCTACTAGATATACTTCTTTGCCTTCTTGCATTAGTCGTTCACAGAAGTTTAAAGCTTGTTTTTGTGCATCTCTATCGAGTGCAATATATATTTTTTCAACGGAAGACATTACTATCTTCTTCATTAATTTTGTTTGTATATTTTTGCCTAAAAGCGGGATTACGTTTCTTTTAATAGCGATGGCATCAAATGGTCCTTCGCACAATATAAGCGGTAATTCCCAATTTATAAACAACTCAAATGGTATTATGTCACGAGATACTGATGGATTTCTATATTTTACAGATGGTTCTTTTTCAAACGATCTTCCTGTAAAATAGTTAATATTTCCTCGTTCATCATAAGAAGGAATTATAACCATATTGGCATATCTTCCTGTTTCACAATAACCAATTCCATATTTTAGAATATCATTATCAGTAATACCACGAGATTTAATATAGGCAAGAGCATGTCTTCCCATAATATTTGATTTCTGGATATTGAGTAGGGGGATAAATTCTTTAGGTAGTGTGACTTTAGTTTCAACTTGAACATCTGTTTCGGGCCCAACGTATTTTACAATGGCCTTTAGTTCAGTCATTGTTTCCGGAGAAACTTCAATTGCTCTAAATAATTGATAAAGTTTTTTACCTTTTTTATCACAAACCCAACAATGCCAAGGATTTTCTCCTTTTGAATTTTCAGACATGTTAACCTCTAATTTAGGTTTATGGTGTTTACATAACGGACAATGGTAAGCATAGTTACCTCGAGCCGTTTGTTTACCAGAACCAAGCACAGAATTGGTCAGTGCTACTAGAGATTGATTTATCATATTAGTAATATACTAATCCTCTTTTAAGGTACCAAAATCACGTGTAAAAAATTTTCCTAAAATATTGTCGTTAAAATAAGATTCGGGATATTCTAAAACACCCATTGTAAACAAATATTTACATTCGTAGTAAGTTAACAACTTTTTATTATCAACTACTTTTAGAATTTCACGTTTAAATTCGTCTTGTTTACTTTCTTTAAGGAGTTCTAATACCGGTTTAGCAGAACCAAAATATGTTTTCCAATCGCTTTCTTTTTGTACTACTTGAGTTGTTGATTTACGGCCTCGCCCGGTTTGCTCCGCTAATTCTTTCTTCGTTAACTTGCGCTTTATATTGTGGTATAGCGATTTCTTACCAATATATGCACGGTTGCTCGGTATGTGAGTAGTTATGTATATAAAACCAAAAGCATTTTGAGGTAATTCCTCTATTGAGGTAACTTCTTTACCTTCATATAACCAATTTTTCATAAATTTTAATTAACTAGTTAAATATACATACCTGTCCAAACAACTTCGGAATCACTTTGTGGTGTCAATTGCTCGATTATTATAGCTCCTGAGGATGAGAGATTAACTCCTAATGTTGTGTCGGGTGAAGTAACAGCGGCTAAATCACCAGTATAAGTGACTGTTATCCAAACATTTTGACCCATTGTTTTACCTGCTAAAGAAGAATATACACTACTTGTTAAAATACCTGCATTTAGTGTTCCCCCTCCAGCAATAAATTTAAAATTATCAGAACTAACTGTTGCTGGATTTGATAAACTAATATATCGTTGACCATCAACTTGACTAACAGAAGTATTTAAAGCATATGAAGCTGTAACTGCACGAGATGCTGTAACGGTCAATGAATT